TTACTGGTTCTCCTGAATGATAGATTGTCGGTCAAGGCTGCACGGGCGGCAATGCGTTGAGGGCTTCATTGATTTTTGCTCTGGTGCGCCCTTCCCGACGCATCTTGACGATCTGGCGCAGACCAGAAGCAACCGGCAAAGGCAGCCCCGTGAGAGCCCCGGTAGCGCCAGCTTCTGCGATGGCTGCCATGAGCGTGCCCGCAGTGCCCGAGGTGTTGACCAATGTGCCTGGCGGAACGGTGGTGACGTAACGCACCACGTCATCAAGATCGCGGACGATCTGAGCATTCTGTCTGCCGAGGATAACGTCCAGTCGGCCATTGGCATCGAGTGCTTGGACGGACTGATGCAGCTTGGCCGGAGAGACCAACGGGCGGTCTTGCGAGTCCATGCCCATGCCCTTAGTCGCCTCGTCGCGCAGATGTCGCACGGTGGCACCTTGCAGCTCTTTGAAAGCCTGTTGGCCGTCATTGCCGCTAGTCATCAAAACGCGCTTCAGAAAGGTTATCTCTTCGGGTGAGGCGTTCAAAATTGACTTACGGAAAACTTGGTCGGCTGCGACCATAGGATCTTCCATGCCTTTGCGATTCTTGATCAGGCGGGCGACGATGGCACGATTCTCAAACTTGCGGGCCTGTTCAATGCGAGTCTGGCGAGCCTTTTTGTAGAGGTCGCCGCCCAGGCCTTCGGTCTCAGCGTCAAAGACCCGACGCAGCGAACCGCCGTGAAATTGATCGGCACCTTCAAAGCCTGCGCGTTGGAAAGTCTGACGCAGACTTTCCGCCTGCTTGAGCGTGATGGGCTGGACGACCAGGTTGCCAAACTCGTCTGGGATGGCAGCACCGATGGCCAATGCTTTGGCTCGTGCTGCTCTTAGTACCGGTGCCAGATCGCCTTCTGGAATGTTCTCATTGATGTAGTCCACCACAGAGCTGAGCGTGACATTTTCTTCTAGCTCGCCTTTGTTTTCGGCTGCTTTGTAGGCTGCGCGAGTTCTGTTCTTGGCTGCCGTGAGCCCTTCGGTCAGCGACTTGACGACTGCGCCACCGGTCGCGGAAAGATCCGCCAGTTGGGCGTCGGTCATATCCACCAATGCGTCGAAGTTCTGCAAGGCCTGGAGGTTGTTCTCCTCTGCTCGCTGACGCAGTGGCCCGCCGAGATCGCTCTTGATCTGCTCTTTCTCGAAGGCCAGTTGCTGAGCATCCCGAGTGGCCGCCCCTCTGGTGAGGGTGACAGGCACTGGCAAGCCTTCGGCCGTGGTGGTGCGCTGCAATGCCTCTGGGGTGGCAGCCGCGCCTGCGGCTGTGCGGGCTCCGGTGGCCATCACTGGTGCGGCTGGGGCCTCCATACCCAGAGTCTCACGCACGGCCGTCGTGGCCGCTTGGACGGGCCTGGCGATGGCCTGGCCTGTAGCTCTAGCCGCTTGCTGTGCAGCTGCTGTGCCACGTTGGGCTGTGGCCTCCAAGATCGGAGTGGCAGTGCGTGCCGCTTGCAGAGCCATTCCGGGCCCTGCAAGCATCGGCAGGACTGGTGGCAGGACGTTGGACAAGACCTGCCCGACTGCCTGGACCTGCTCTTGGCCTGCTTGGGTGCGCGGTTGATAGGTGAGGGCTTGGGCACCTTTAGCTGCTGCCTGTTCAACAGCATTGGCCGCCTCTGGCGTGCCAAATTGGCCGGATAGGATCTGTTGAGCTAAACCCACTCCGGTGCCAGCGATCGTTCCGAGCGTCCCGCCGATAGCCCCGGTCCCCAGCGTTAAGGCAGTTTCGCCCGCGCCGATGATTTGCTGGCCGATGCTAGGCTCTTGTGGCGGCCGCACAATTTGTTGCTGCGTGACTGCCGTGGTTTCCTCTGACTTGGCGAGTTGGTACGCCTGCGCCACAGTGTCGAATTCAGGCGTTCCGCGCTTCGCGGAATTCTGGACGATCCAGGCTGCGTATTCGTCGGCCGTTGCCATTTATCGGGCTCCGCTCAAAATAGCGTCTGCTCGTGCGCGAACATTGTCCGGCGGGGTCGCTGCCGGTGTCGTCGGGGTGTCTGTCGTCGGAATCCGTGAAACAGACTCTTGACGTCTTTCTTCTGCAATCTGTTCTGGGGATCGGTACTTTTTAGAAACATCACCCACAATTCGCTGAGCAAAGTCGTTGAAGGTCTCGCCAGGCTTGGTGGCGTAATCACCAGCGACGAAGGTGCTCTTGGCACGGGTCAACAAGCCATTATTTTGGGACAACCAATCTGTTTTGGCGTTGTTGATTGAAGAATCGATGTCTTGCAGCTTTGCAGTCCCACGCAAAAATGATGCAAGTGTTGCAGCATTTGCAGTTTCGGGCGGTATGCCTTTCAGTGCCAATTCAATGTCTTTGTCCGTTGCAACGCCTGGCGGCAATGACTTAATTGCCACTGAATTTCTGACTCGGGTGTAATCATTGCGGATCTGAGTCCACGCATCTTGCTGGCCCAATTGAGTCGCAAACCATTCTGTCGCTGAGGTGAGCCTACCCTTACCGCCTTGCGCGGCTTCGATGCGACTAGCAAGGTCGAGATATTGTGTTGCCGCTTGTTTTGAGACCGCTGCGGCTGTTGCCGATTCGTTAATCAGTTTTCTGGAGCCCTCTGGAAGATCGGTAAGGCGTGCTTGAATGCTCGACAATTTTTCAGCGACCGTTGCTTGCGTAGCCTGCACATCCAGATTTAGCTTAGCGGCTCGATTGCTGATCTCGTTATTTATGTTCTTGATCTGTGCACCGGTCAAGTTCAGGCTGGCTTGTGCCAATGGGCCTGCATATTGAGCGTCGATTTTAGCCTTGCGTGCTTGCGCCTCGAGCAGTGCTAATCGTGCTGCTTCGGCCTGCTCTGCATTGTTGGCCGTTGCCAGCTTTGTTCGGGCATCTGACACTGCTGAGTCGGATTCGGCTTTGGCCTTGATCTCTGCGCTTGACGCTGTAGCCGCAGTGGTTCTGGCCTTTACTGACTTCTCGAAGCGATCTGGATCGATGGCGGTCAGTGCCAGATTTACCCCAGACTGAGCGCCTTTGATGTTGCCACTTTGCAGAGCAGTCAAGACGTCCTCGTAAATCTTGGTCGGCTCGCCTGAGTTTTTCTTTGCCTCGATGATGATTTGCAGGCGAGACATTGCGATGTCTGGTGCGCCATTTTCAAGGGCATTAGATATCTCGAAGCCCTGCGTGAACTCTGTGTTTACACGCTCTTCACCGGCCGCTTTACGCACATCGCCAAAGGCTTCGCGGAACTGCGGATACTTGGCGATCATGCCAGCCCACGCCCTTTGGGAGCCATCGGTCTGAGCCGCTTGCAAGTCGTCGGAGAATTGCTGCCTTACCTGTTGCAACCTCTGCTGTTCAATTTGTTTGTCTTGCGTCTCACGATAAATCGCACCGAGCTGCAAGCCAGACGTAAGGCCTTGGGCCAAATCCACCTGCGGGACTTGAGCCATGTAGTTGATAGGGGCTTGTATCGAATTGATAGCCATGTTCTTGCCTCAAAAACCTTTGAACTTGATGCCGCTTCCGCCGGTCGGTGCACCGCCACCTGCACCGCCAAATGCGCCAGCACTAGCAGCCGCTCCGCCAATAGTCACAAGGTCGCCGAATGCTTGACGCGCAAGACCACCTTGAGCCATTTGACCGCCTGCTATGGCTGCGCCTTGGTTGCCCAAGAGGTTGGCGACGTTGGTAGCTTGGCCCGTTAATAGGTTGCCAATGTTGCTGGCTTTGTTTGTCAAAAGGGTGCCGATTTTGTCGGCTCGGCCCGTCAAGAGGTTTCCAATGTCACCGGCAGATTGAAGTCCTGCTAATCCTTGACCAGAAGCCGAGGCTTGACCCAGACTGACAAGATCGCCAGTTACGCCAAGACCTGCGCCTGCGATGCCTCCGAGCCGCCCGTATTGCTGCTCAATCAATGAGTTGAGAACCTGAGGACGGAACTGGGCTAAAGCCGCTTGCACGTTGCCGCCACGCAGGCCGCCGGTGGCCGATGCGTTCTGCAAGATGGCATTCTCGCCTTGCTGTTGCAGGGCTTGAAATTGTGGGCTTGCTTCTAGTGCAGCGATGGCTTGCTGCTGGGCAGCCGGGCCTTGTAGACCAATCAGGGCTTGTTGCTGGCCGAAGGCCTGCTGGCCTGCTTGCTCATAGGGGGCTAGACGACCAATAGCACCGGAGCCCGCTTGGACATACGGTGCCATCAAATTCACCAGCGCATTGAATTGCCTTTGCTGCTCTGCAATCCCCGTTTGAGCCGCATATTGCTGCTGCTCAATGCCAGCTTGGGATGCAAATTGCTGCTCCGCAATGCCAGCCCGAGCTGCTCTTTGTTGCTCCTCAATACCCGCCTGGGCTGCGGCAGCTTGAGTTTGCCCGGCTCTCTGTGCTGCCTTGGCCGATTGCTTTGCGCCGGTAACGCCGCCCACCACGCTGCCAATAGCGTCGCCTACAAAACTCATTTTGAACTCCAATCCAGCCGGGTCATGCCCAGCACATAAACGTCCTTGAGCACGCCGCCCCGCATGCACGCTGCACGCCTGCGGCCTTCTTCTTTGAAGCCGAGTTTGATGCAGTAATTTTTGGCTAACTCCAGGCCTTCGATGATGTAGGCGGTCACACGCTGAATGGGCTGCGAAAATGCCCACCCAAGGCAAGCCATGCCAAGCTCGCGTGAATGCTTGAGAACCGATCGCTTCAAAAGCGCATGCAATTCGATCTCGAGGGGGGAAAAGCGAATGGCCATGAAGGCACCAGCAAAGGTGTCGCCGACCCAAGCCGACAAGTAGGTGACGGCTGGGTGGTCAATGGGTGCCGCTGGTCGATGGTCGTGGCCGACCTTGAGGATGTACGGATCAGAATAGACCTCAAGCAAGTGGCCTTTCGTGATTCCTTCCGTTACAGCCAGCATCGGCGACTCCTGTTTAGGGGAAGCTGCTGGCGGCTCGGTTGACTCAGCGGATTCATTTTAACACATCCCGATCAATCTTCGTATTCGCGGTCTTCCCACGCTTGACAAACCCGCATGTCGTTGCAGATAAAGTTCAGTTTTTCGCAGCGACCACGGAACCCTGCGCCCTTGTCATAAGCCGCCATCGGGATGCGCTCAATGCGCACTTGGGTCATGAGGCTGTTGTCGTAGTACTCACAATTGGAGCAATGCTTGCGACGTGCGTCCTTCTCGTCGCACTGCATGGCCTCAGCCAGGCCAGCGTAGAACTCTTTGTTTGCACCTGGCTCGTTGGCCGGCGCTTCAGGGCCATAGTTCCAATCCTGCACCGCCACTGCGTAGTTCTTCTTGTTTTCAGATGTGCTGATGAATTCCTCTTCCATCGGCAAGCCCATGAAGCCCTTTGGCATCATCATGAATTCTTTCATGCTGTTCTCCTTATGTGATTTCGCGGCCAGAGGCGCGGATGGTCAACGAGGTGGCTGCTCCGGCAATGGTACTGATGAAGCCGCTTGGTTCCAGCGCCTGGCCGACCAGCTCGGGACAGGTGTAGCACTCATCGACAGCAATGCTGCGGGTATCCAGGATCAAGTTGGATGCCGCTGCGCTGCCGCCACTGGTCACCAAGTTGACGCTGATGGTCACGTTGCCTGCTGTGGTGTTGGTGACAGTGAACTTGTCGATGATGGTCTTGCAGTTCGTCGCGGTGTACTGCGTCGTTTGCGTGTTCTCGGCTTGCTTGGCCGGGATGAGAACTTTTACGGTGACGGTCATGGCAGCACTCCAAAATTAATTGATTCGACTTCTTCCACTGTGGTGGCGGCGTCTACTTGGGCCACCAGACTTGATTCTTGCTCATACAACGGGATCACCTGGGCAGCGATCTCCAACGCGATCTGCTCAAGCTGCGCAAGCGTGTAGATTGAGTAGACTCCGTTAACGTACTTGTAGCCACACTCTGCTGGCTGGCCTGCGGCTGCGGCCAACTGAGTTACTTGGATGGCAATAGACAGTTTGTTGTTGTCCGACTCTGTGGAGCCAAACACGCCAAGGCTGGTCGTCTTGTCAGCATACATTGCCACGCTGCGAGCGGAGGCAATCTCGGCCTTCTTCTTGACTTTGGCCTTGTCCAGATCAGGCAAGATGACGTCTGGCGTAACCGTGCCGCCAAACAACTTGCAGGTAGCATCAGCGACCAGCAGGCTTTCTGCCGTGGCAACCAGCCCCGTGGTGATGGGCGTGTAAATCTGGGTGGAGAAGCGATCAACAGGACGATCTTGGTCTGTTGCGCGGTCTGCGCTGATGTATGACGACACCGTGGCATACAGGTTGTCCTGCGCGTCAATGATGATCGAGTTGATGCGGTGGTAATCGTAGACGATACCCGCAGCGTTGGTGAGTTGTTTTGTGATTGCCATGTTTTTCCCTTATGCAGTAGTTGAGTCGGTAATTAGGCCGAGGTTGGCAAGTTGAGTTAGCAAGTTTTGTAGTGCTGCGCCTGATGCGCGGGAGCCTGTGACTACTGGTTTGTAAACTGGTGCTGTGTTAAAAAACCCCATTTGCAAATCAATTGCATCGTGAGTTATGTATATAGCATCTCCAAACGTCGAGGAGCCAAATCTAAACGCCCCCCCTTGATCTGTAATTTCATTACGCCCCACATAAAAATATGCATCCCCTGCCGTACCACCCGCTTGTGTTGCGCTGCCTGTCTCAAAATATGCGCTTCCCCCAGTACCAACTGTACCCGTCCCGTTGCCACATACAGCTAGGTAACCACCACCAGTACGAAACCCATTTCCGCAAGTAGCGGTAAAACTTCCACCATCAAAGGTTGAGGCAGAGGCTCCTTGATACGAAAAAGTCCCCGCTTGTACTACTACTCGCCCCCTATCTCCAGTACCCGTTGGAGTACCCGTGGCAAGTAAAATCTCGCCGCCTGAACTGTTTGCTTTAACCGCATTTCTTGCGCGTAGTGTTAGTTGACCAGCATTTTCAACGCTTGTAGGCGCAAGTGGCTGAATCGTCATCCCAAGCGCAGAGCCTGTGATGTTGCCAAAACTTACGGTGTTGGTTCCGGTGTTGTAGGTGAAGTTTGCGCTTCCCCCAAAAACCCCAGCGTTGTTAAACTGAACTGAGGTAGTCGGGGAGGCTGGCGTGACAGCCGGAGGTGCAGAAAACGGCGGAGCAGATTCCAACGCTTGAATCTGCTTGCTAATTTCAGCAAGATAAGACAGAGCCTCTGCTTGGCCATTGAGGTCTACGACTTGAGAAAGGGCATTGATCTGAGCCAGTGCCTCGTTTGCAGTGGCCGCAGCATTGTCGGCCTGAAATTCAAAGTCAGTTCCGACGATGACTTGCAATGTGTCAACAGTAGAAAACAAAAGCTCAAACTGCCTGATCTGCTGTTGGTCAGTCAGAAACGCAGCAAGCTGGTCTCGCGTTAAATTCAATCTGCGGGAAATTGGAGCGGTGGCCATTGTCAGTACGCCAATGCTTCAATTTGTGCTTCGAGGCGCACGAATGAAACGTGTGCATCGCTGTCGCCCCGGAAACGCTGGATGCGCCAGTTGCGCATGTGACCCTGCTGGAACCACGCGAGGCGCTTGGAAGTGCTTCCGATGGTGCCGACTGCGATGCTGCGATCTTGGCTCCATGCCAGGCCATCCACGCTGTAGCTGGTGCTGATCTGAGGATTGGTGCCGAGCGCAACGCTACCGGTGAGACTGACCAGCTCCAGTCGGTTGAAGATCGCGCCGTTGCTTTCGTTGTAGACGATGAGCGTGCCGAATTCCCAGCGCACTTGCTCGCCCCAGTGGTGGCCGGTGTCTTGCACCAGGTAACCGACATTGCTTGATTGCGGATCTCCGACCAGCCACTTGTCATAGGCGTAGACCAGATTTCGGGCGCGGTACTGGCTAAACTCAACAACGCTGGTGGTGAGCGTGAACCAGACCCGTTCCTGCAAAACCTCGGAGGCGGCTGCGTCATAGACTATGGTGCGATCCGGCAGGTGGACGTATAGGTGCTCGTGAGACTTATCGTTGCGGGCCTCGAGCTTGACCAAGGCCAGTTGCGCCTCGGTGTAATTTAGCAGCAGAGTGTCAATCTCTTGCGTGCTAATCTTTTGGGTCTGAGCTGAAACCCCAAGGTAGATGCCCGGTGCTTCGTTGCGACCACTGCCCAGAAAAGCGATGCGGTCAGCGTATACGCAGCAAGCAAATGTGCCGACCACGCCCTTTGTAATCTGAGCGCCGTCAATACGTGAAAATGGGAAAAGCTCGCCGCCAACGTTGTCAAACACCTCGATGGTGTTGCGGTTTAGCGCATAGACCTCGTTTCGGAGTTTGAGCAAGGCCACCACGGGGTCAGGATCGACTTCAGACGATCCGTATTTCAGCGGGTTGACTTGGGTCGGGTCGTTCAGCTCGGTGACGATCAAAAACTCTCCGTCTGTCGTCATGAAATAACCATCGACCCAAACCACATCCAGCACCACGCCCAAGTCAGGGTCTGTGACCTGCGTTAAGGTTGAGCCGCTCCAGTAATAAAGCCGTCCTCCTGATGCGATGGCCAAGAGGTCGAAGCTGTAGTCAAAGGTCACCAGCGTGTTGGTCGGGCCTCCAACGTCTCCCAGCACGGTCACAGCTCCGTCGCTGGCGACGATAACGAGTTTGGTTCCCATGACCCGGTAGCAAACGCCTTGCCAGTTGATGCCGCCGCGATCAATGCCTGGGCCTGTGCCGTTGGCCACGATGCCGTCGCCTGGCCGCAGGAACCCATTGCTGATGCCAGACTGCTTTGGAACCGGAACAAAGTTGACAGGGTAAGCGGTGCGCAGCTCTGGAGCGTTGTCAGCGTAGATGCCGTTGAGGATTGGGATTTGCATTGACTACTTCGCCTTGTTTCTGGCCGAGATTTTCTTGGCCTTGGCTTGTGCATCAGCCTTAGACGATGCGCCCCACGCCTTGAGACTGAGTAGCAGGCGGGTAGGTTCGCCATCCTTGTATTCGGGGCCAGGATTGCCGCCCATGCGAGCCAAGAACGATGCCCTGCGCGGGTTGTCGCCTGATTTGACTGGTGGCTTCAAGTTCATGCCCTCGGACTTGGCAGCAGCGCGACCCTTGGCGTTCAAGCCGCCCTTAGGGTTCTGGCCTTCTTTGCGTGCGTAGGCCGGGGATGACTTGGTCGCCATTACGCTGCCACGCCTTTGATCACTGCAAAATTGAATACCGGGGTCTCAGTCGTCGTGCCACCAGTGGTGCGGAATGTGATGTTGAAACTGCCCGCCGCCACCGCAGTGACCATCAGGTCATACAAATCAGTTCCTGATTTCTGGTTCAAGATGATTACATCGGTTGCCGCCACCGTGGTATTGGTCACGGTGAAGGTCGCGGCGGTTGTTGTTCCCGCCGCGCTGAATAGCGTGATGGCACCCGTTGTCTTGGAGAGCGTCACGCCTGTGGTGCGGCTTGTAATTTGGGTGACAGCACCGCCTGCACCAGTTGCGTAACCTACGCCAGCCGTGCCAGTTGATGCGATCACGCCCGTTGCGGTCAAACTTGTGCCGGTGGCTGCGCCGATAACTGGCGTCACCATAACCATGCCGGTGCTGGTGCAGGCCGAAATGACCCCGCTGGCGACTGTACCCAAGGCTGGGGTCACTAATGCAGGGCTGGTGAATGTCCCGGTGCTTACCGTTGGGTTGGTGATTGTCGGGGTCGCCAGCGTCGGGCTAGTTCCAAACACCAATACACCAGTTCCCGTTTCATCGGTCATCGCCGCCCGGAGGTTGGCGCTCGATGGCGTTGCCAAGAAAGCCTGGACGTTGGCCCCATAAACGGTGTCAGCATTGATCTGATACCAAGAGTTTGTAGGCTGATAGAAGCGAATCGCTGTTGCAGTGCCAGCACCCAAGAACGACACGCCACCGTAGATGGCCGATGCGCCATTCAGGGCAATCGTCAGCGAGGTGATCTCTTGCGTGGTCGTGATTAACACCGAAGTGCCATCGGGCACGCCAGTGTTCAATGGTAGGGTGATCGTGCCCGTGGCCAGCGTCCCTGCGGGTTGCAGCAGCATCCATTGGTCATTGCTGACGGGGGTCGGCACGGTGATGTTGAAGCCCGAGCCAGGCACGAACAGATTCACCGCCAGCGTAGGCGAGGCAAATGTCGTCTGGAAGTAGGTAAGAAGCTGGTTTACCGATACCTTACGAGCATCGCCATTGTTGGGCACGTATATAGGTAGCAGATCGCCACCCGAGACTTGGCTGAGGCCCGCGAGTTGATTAATTGTCGGCATGATTGTAGGTCCTCAGTTGAATTCGATTTGTCCGTCGCCACCGGCCAGGAGTGGGTCAACGGGTGGGCGGACGAATGGGTTGTCGTAGACGCGCCAGGGCTTGTTGCCTGACCCGGCTGGCATGGTGCTCGGAAGTTGCTGCTCCATCGGCATGGCTGCACGAGACAGGAGCGTGTTGTAGGATTCTTTGGCCGTGGTCTTGGTGTCAGACATGACCTGCTTGCCGTAGGACGGGGCCAGCTTAATGCCGAGGTTCGTGTAGATCGCCTCGTTAGAGGCATCAGGAACGTTTGTCTGTTCGTCCAGGTCGCTGTCCTGCGGGCTGGACGGCAGTGGATAGCCAAGGCGGATTCCGAGTGCGTTCCACGCGGCCATCATGGTATCCAGGCGCCGCAGAGCAGACTGAACCTGCTCTGGCGTTAGGTCGAAGACATAGGAGGCAAGGCCAATCTCGTCAAAGGCCTGCTCTATAAATTGGCGCTTAGTCCATCCCATGCTATTCCCCGGTTGGCGCAGACAGTTTATCTTGGATCAATTGTAACAGTTTTTCGTCTTTGGTGCGGTCGCTGAATTTGATGCCCATATCGTTGGCCTTGGCTTCCAACTCTGCGCGAGTCGGGGGCGCATCATCTTGCGGCGGGTCCTGCGGTGCAATGATTAGCATGCCGATGGGCGATGGGCGAACCTGCTTGGTCGCTTTACGCTCAATAGTTTGCGCTTTTTTCAGCTTACGCTTACGCAGCCGTAACTCCTGTGCAGCAGACAGGGTCTTGGTCTTGATGATTGCGGCTGACTTGATCATTTCTTCATCGGTGCTTTGCTTGGCTTGCCTGCGGCTTTTGCCGACTTGCTTGCCATCCCCAGCGCCATCGCTATAGCTTGCTTCTGTGGCTTACCGGATTTCATTTCCATCTTGATATTCTTGGAAACGGTCTTGTCTGAATAACCTTTTTTCATCATCTCGTTCTCCATTAAAAAACAGGCCAACATTTCTGCTGGCCTGTCTGTTTCACTTACATGATGCGATACACGATGAATGTGTTAGCAGCAGTCTTGCGGAGACGGAAACGTGCCGCTGAGCCAGAAGCGGCACCAGTTGCAGCACCGCCCACGATGGTCACGCCTGTGTTGACCGTGATGGTCAAAGCAAATGCGGCCAAGGTGATAAGGCTGAAGTCGAACGAGTCATCAATGGCAAACACCGTTGCGGCTTCAAGCGTGGCGGCCGTTGGCAATTGAATGTTGCGACCAGTCGTTGGAGTTGCCGTGATGATACTGGTGAGCAACTCGGCCGCAGTCATGACCATCGAACCGCCATCGGCAATGTTGGCTGGTGCAGGTTGATTCTGCCAATTGCCATCGTTGCCGATCTGTGGTGCTACTCCAACGCTATACAAAACACCTGACGCACCAGCTTGAATGGTCACATTGGTGGCATTGGTAAACGCACTTGAAATATAGGTGGCGTTATCAACCACGGTCAGCAAGTCTTGCGATTCAGGGAAGTTGGGGAAACCAACTTCCTGAAACACGTTTGCTGGCGAGAAAGATTGAATGGCGATCTTCTGTCCAGCAGGAACAGTAACGGTGGCCGTGCCCTGAGTAAAAATTGCTTGGTAGCTCATGATGATTCCTTAGGCTTGATTGAACAGCAAGATACCAGACATTTCTGGTTGCTTGTTGACCACGCCGAACAAGGTATCGAGGCGATACTTGGTCTTCATGGTGTTGACGTCGTACTGCTTTTGCATGACCAGCTCGATGCCCTGGTCGGTGCTTGCACGCATCACTGCGACACCAGCATCGGAAGGCACAGAATAACGGCCAGGCAGAATCTCCAGCGCATCCTTCTGCCAGAAGCAGTTCACCGGTGCAGTGGTGGTGTTCAAGCGGTTAACGGTGCGACCAGCAGCAGCGGTAACGATGCAGTTCTGGTATTGCAGCTCAGCGTCAGTGCCACCCTGGGCCGAGATGATCGGTGGGGTGATGACGCAGGTAGTTCCAGTGACCACCTGCACGACACGGAAGGTCTTCGAGAAACCCGTGCCTTGCTTGGTGATGTGATGGCAAGCCTCAACGCCTTGGATTTCAATGGCAGAGCCAGCAGGCAGGTCGGTGGTG